CTTGACAGTACCATGTGTTCTATATTCTCCGTATGAGTTTTTCATGTTTTTTAACAGGTTCATTTTATTTTGATTTTTTGCCTATTTTCGTGAAGACCTCGATATTTCACGTTAATCCCGGAAGCGTTACTATACGCTCGGTCTAATTTTAACGAGTCTTATTGACATGATAAGGATTTTAGGTATTAAGTTGAAATTTACGGAGTTTATTGGGACCGTGTGTAGTTTGACATTTAAGCTATGCCCGCTGTTTCTGTGCCCGTTTAAGGATGATTGTAGCGAATCATCCCCCAAGGACACGCACGTTTTGTGTGCGTTTTTATGTAGTAGAATATTATTTACGCTAATCGTAGTATTTTACGTTGTGCTTTGCACTAGATATATCGTCAGAAGAAGAAAACTTCTGTGATAATTGTTGTGTAAAGTCAAAGTGGAGTCTCCTTTTAGGAGATTACGCCACTATAAATAAAAGTATTGATGTTAGTGATAACATCTAAATTTCATATTGCCCAAGAGACTGATCCGGTTCTTGGGGTCATCCAACGGATAGCGAACTTTAATTTGAAAGATTTTGTAAGTCGGTTCGAAAGTAAGAGTGCTGAGATGGATATTGTAAGGAAATATTCTGATCTTATTGATATAGTTGAAATGGAGCGTAAAGCTGCTCTTTCTTCTATTGTTGGTAAGAGAGGAAAAGATTATACTCAGGGTGATGCTATGATTTCACCTGATGTTAATCAGAAATCGAAGAATGCTATTAAGAAAAAGTTTAATCGTGATGTTGCAGATCTTCGAAAACAATGTGATGCTGATATACGTGCATTACATGGCGTGGAGAAGAAACAATCTCGTAAGGAACGTAAAGCTCCTCGCGAAATTGTTCATTCTCGTAAGAGTAGAGTCATTGTTAATGATGATGATACTCCTGCAGTAGTTCCGCGCGCTAAAAAGATTCAGTTGTCTAATACTGGTAATTTGATTGTTGATTTGAGACAGAATCGTAGTAGACGTGAGGAATATGTTCAGCGCAAGAAAGATCAAGATGCCTTTTTTAGGCGTAAGGATCGTATTGTTGCTGAAAGACGACGTAATAGTGTTGAATTTGATCAAGATGTTTATATGCCCCGTGTTGTGCGGGAAGACACTATTAGTCGTATGATTCGTCTTTATCCTATTGTTGTTTCCGAATTGGAAGAGCTAAAGGTTAATGTTGGTGATAATGAAATTTTGATAAATCGAATTATTAGCCAACATGAGGGTAGAGATGAATTAGTTTTACAAGATATTATTGATGAGTCGATTATTGCCATCAGTGATATTGAGTCACAGGATACTTCTCATATTGATGAATTCACTATTGAAGAGAAGCGTCCCCTATCTGAGCGAGAGATTTTGAATAATAATGCTTTTTTTAAGGCAGTAGCTTCTGGTAGATCTAAATTTCACTGGATTAATTCCTCTGGAAAGAAGATTGAAAAGAAGGTTGAAGGTTATGAGAAATTTATCGCTAGACAAAATGAACGCGCTGAAGCCAAATGGAAGGCCTCGAAAGAGGAGGCTCATATTGGTGTAATGTTAACCGAATGTAAGGTGTGCGATGTTGTTGAAGAAACACTTCGTTTGGCCTATTGCGTTCCACGTATTGACTGGTGCGATTTTTGTTTATCAGATATTTCTTTGTGTATTCGTGATGATTGCCCGCTTGGAGACCATGATTTATGTTTTTGTTTTGCTAGACATCCATTCATGGGATTTGAATTCCCCGTTATAACATGTCCCGAAAGTGGACGATGGGAGGCAGGTGATGATTTGCACGATTTACACTTTAGAACTGAGGGTTTAATTGGTGATGAAAAGTATGATACTTTTGGTGATCCAGTTATGTCAGTGTATTCTGACGACCCTCTGCCCATGTTTCAAGGTGATCAATATACTTCTTCAGAAATTGAAGAAAGATTACAGAAATATGGTATTGTTGCCGATCCTGAATTTAAATGGGATGAAGATCTTCTTGAAAGTGGAGAAGAGATTATTCCTAAGACCTTGTGGGATCGCATCAAATCACCTATGTTGGATGTAAAGTCTTTTGACTTTGCTGCCTTCATTGATGAATGGTTTTTTGATCCTTTGCAACACTTGGCTAATTGTATTAATCCAAAGTATATAGAGATAGTTAAGAGTGTCTTATCTTTGGTTATGCGAACAGCTCAAATTGTTTTTTGCCAGACCCCTTATAACATTGGTTTGGTAGTTTCTCAGTTTGTTATGGAATATGCAAGTGTTCGGGGATTAAAATCTATCATGCATGACTTGATTAGTATGATGAATCGTATGTTTGTGACTGAAGGTTTATCTGATACTATTAAAACTGTACATGATTTTGTTATGCAAATAGTATCTACGCCTATAGCAACGGCTATGCATTGTATCGTTACTTCTGTTGTTGCTTCACGGATATGTCCTTTGGTTGATATGTCTGTTTGGAAGAGATATTTTGGTAAAGTTCAGAGTATGCCTTTGATAGATGTTTTTTGTTCTATTATTGAATCTTTACCTAGTATTATAGGTGCTTTTGAATCCTGGTGGGATGGTTCTAAAACCATTCCAGAGATTTTTCTTGAGGAGGATCCTGTTAGTGCGTTTCTTGCTGAGATGCGCCGTATTAAGCACTATTCCGATAAGACGTATAGTGGGATGCCCGTTGACGGCAAAGTTAGTCTTGAAGTTTTGACTAGGGAGGCTAATGCATGTCTCGATTCGGGTCGAATGCTAAAACATACTCTTGGTAGGTTTGATCAACGAAAGCGTTCTGTTGAAGAGGGTATTTGTACCCTTGAAAATATTACGCTTGAGTTGCAAGATCAACTGGACGCGCCTAGAAGGACTCCCCCCATTGCGTTTGTAATCTATGGACCACCGCAGATTGGTAAAAGTAATTTGATGGAGTGGCTTTGTAGGATTTATTGTGAAGTTACTGGAATTGAGTATAATCAATATATGATTTTTTCTAAACCCAGAACTTCAGATTACTGGGATAAGTATGATCCTCTATCGCAATTGTTTATACATCTTTCAGAAATGGGTAATGAACATAAACAATTGGCACAAGCGGCTAAGAATGACAATTTAATTGAATTAAATTCGCTTGTTGATAGTTTACCTTTTTCATGTGATATTGCTGAGTGTGATAAGAAGGGTAAGGTAAAAGCCAAACCAAAATTGGTGGTTATAGATACCAATAATAGAGACATGTGGATTAGTGAGCAGTTTGGTAAGATGAGTGGTGCGGCTATGTATAGGCGTTTTATTTTTCTCGACGTTACCGTTAAGCCCGAGTTTAGGGTTAAAGGTACGACTGCTTTGGATGCTGAGAAATCTCTAGCAGCTGGTGGAAATATCCTTGATAGAGTTCATATTGCCTTGACTACATATCGTGCTAATCATGATAAGAAAGTTGAGAACATACATTTTTCAGGAAAGGATATCATATATGCTACTACTTACATTGCAAGTATGATACAGAAACATATTGAAGTGAATGCAGCCGTTGAGAAAGCTTTGGATTACAGTTTCATTACGGCGGCTATTAAAGCACCACTAGTTAATGATGTGGTCGATTTTGGATGGGTTCATGATGAAATGAAAGAAGCCGTTCCCATTGATCCTTATAACTATAATGGTATTAATGATGCATTTGATGATGTTTCTGGAATGTATGAATTACGGGAGGAACGAGCTGAACTTATAGCTGAGGGATTATCAGAATGGTTTAGACCCGAAGGACAAATGAATATTGTTGCAGGCAAGTTTGTTTATAGAGATGATGCTACTGGAAGTTTTGTATATCCTAGCCGTATTATGCTTGGAAAGTATTACACTCAGAAGTTTTTTGAGGTCTTGATTGTTTTAATTGAAGCCTTATTTTTGCTTACTTTTGAGGTTTTCTTTTCTAGGTTTTATGGCGTGGATCTGTTGCGTATTGTAATGGTTTTTACGTTGTTCTTTAGTTATCGTCTTGTATTCATTGTTCTATTCTTCACTTTCTTGTTTCATGATCGTGTTGAGGAGTACGCTAGATTTTGTATTGCTGCATATGGTGTTCGCCAAGATATTATGTCTCTTAAGAACTATGTTCAAAAGAAACGTGATTACCTTAATCCTTTAATTAATTATAAGATGGCGATTACCGTTGCTGGTCTTACTGCTTTCGCTTTGGCTTGCAAGAAGATTTCCACTTTTATGAAAGCGGCGTATAATACGGAAGCTTTGCAAAAGTCTAGTTTTAGTGAGGAGGTTGATGCTCATGAACTGAAGAGTGGTACTAATTTGTTCGTACAGCCAGTGCGAATGAAGGGTGATACCGTTTGGGCAAATAAAGCTGATCTTTCTGTTCGAGAGATACCAGCTTTTGCTGGTAGCCCAAAAATATTCGGTGATTTGGTTCGATCTCAAGTAAGGTATGTTAAAGTTGTTGGCATTGATTGGTTCACTTATACCCACATTTTGTTGGTCAAGGGAACTATGGCAATTATTAATGGACATGCCTTAGGTGGTGAAAGGAGAGTGAATGTTTTGATGTATCATTCGTTTTATAATGCTGATGAACGTTCTACTCAACTTTTAATAGATTTGGATCACAATGCCTATGATTGTGGAAATGATGTTGTTCTGTTTGATACCTTTAAGACTACTAGTAAGGATATTACCGCGCATTTTAGTAATGAAGAGTTTAAAGGTAAACGAGGCTTTGTGAAAGACTTGCCGATTAGAGTTAGTTCTGTTGTGAAGAGATTGGATATTTTGGATAAACGAACTAATGCTAATATAAGGTTGAATCAAGTTCTTGAATATAATTTGGAAGATCATGAGGCAGGAATGTGTGGGATACCAGTTATTTGCGAGTTATTGGACAATAAGTTTAGTATTGTTGGAATACATTCGGGAGGTAGCGTTGGTTCCGCTGTTTGTGCTGGATCCTGGATTACTCGTAATAATTTGCGACACTATATTCATGAATTGGAGTCAAAGTCTAAATTTGTTAAGGTGTTAGCTGAGAGTGGCATTCCTTTCCCTAGGATAGTTCCGAGTGGACCTAGTAAGTCTATGTTTTTGTACGAAAGTGTGAAATATGTTGATTATCGTGGCGTTCGTACTGGATTTGTTCTAGCTAAGGGAAAATCAAAGATAGTTAAGACTCGAAATGGCTTATCTGATATTTTTTGTGATGTAATGGAATATAAATGTGATAAACTATTTGGAGTTCCTATGATGGAAGCTAAACGGATTGATGGTGTATATTACAATCCTCATAATATCTATCTTAGGAAAATGGATAAGGATAGCCCTGCCGTTGATTTGGCTCTTATGGAAAGGGTGATTGACGAATTTACTGCTAGAATTGTTAGTGGTTTGCGTTCTCGTGGAGTTGAGAACTTTTCGCCTATTACCCTTCTTGAGGCCATAAATGGAGTTGAGGGTGATCCCTTTATCTCTCGTGTTAATGCTTCTACATCTGCGGGTTTTGGACTGAAAGGAAAGAAATCTGATCATTTGATATTGCAATCGGATGATGTCACTAGAATACCTGACAAGGAATTGTTGTCACAATTAGTTGATATTATTCGATTGTATAATAGTGGAGAGATGGCGCATCCTATAACAAAAGTTGCGCTTAAGGATGAGGTTAGAGAGTTGTCCAAGTGTTTGAATGGTTCTACTCGTCCTTTTTATATGACTCCTACAGCGTTTTTATTGATGTGTAGGGCATATTTGTCTCCGTTTTTTGCGTTTATGGTACAACATTCTGATGTATTTTGCGTTGGTGTTGGTATGAATATGCATAAAGATTCTGATATGATGATGAAGAATTCCAGAGAATTTTCCGAGAATTTTCTCGAGGGAGATTATTCTGGTTTTGATGTTTCAAATTCAGTCTTTGTTGCTCGTGCAGCAAATACTGTTATTCATCGCGTGTTAGAGGAGTTTGGTTATAATGAATATTCATTGAATGTTGTTGATGGAATATTAAGTGATTGGAATTTTCCTTTTTTGGAGGATTTAAATGACATCTTTATGAAACCGGGAATGCAGCCTTCAGGCAAGTATGCCACTGCGGAGGATAATTCCTTGCGTGGAATTTTGATGATCATGTACGCATATTATTCTGTTCCTGGGAATGAGAATAAGAATGTGTTCGATTGGCTTTATCCTACTGTTTATGGTGATGATTATATAATTGCATCTAAAGATAGTGAATTCACCAATGACGTTTTTGCAGACCAGATTTTAAGTTGTTTTGGTATGACATGTACGCCGGCCTGTAAAAATGGAGAGTTTAAGCCGTTCTTACGGTGGGATGAAGTATCCTTTCTAAAGAGACAATTTGTATGGAGCAATGAGTTTGAACGATATATTGCACCATTAGAAATGAGTTCTATTTATAAATCTTTGGATTGGATAATGCCATCTAACTCTGTAACGGAGGAAGAACAAGTTGAGGGAACTCTTAGGAGTGCTCTTACCGAAGTTTTCTTCCATTGTGAGGGAGATGAGAAATTTGTGCGCTTGAGGGAAGAGTTCATGCGCCAATTTCAGTGTTATTACGGCCGTATGCCGTATAACTTGCCAACTTATGAATCCCTGGTTGAAAGCCTAGGATTCTAAGTTGGCATTATGGCCCTTGGTTTGAGATTAGGTGTTATGTGTCGAGCATCTAAGTTGTAACCTTGGGCCGAAAGGATATACCCGCGCCTTAAAGACGGAAGACACACACGTACCCACATATAAGCCTTAATGGTGTGCGTTAAATTGGCTTGGAGATAAAATGAGAAATGTTGTATCTGAAATGATGTTTAACTATGAAGCCGAATTGAAAGAATTGGAATACCAAATTTCTGACTTGAGAATCAATCCTAACCTGACTGCAAATGTCTTAAGTGGGATGAAAAACTTGAGGAGGAGAAATGAGTTGCCCAAGGAAGTTTTGGAATTGCTTCACCGTAAAGCTGATTTGGAAGTTACTATCATGCGTTTGAAATACATTTTAGAAACTGCTTACGAATTTGTTACAGAATCCGCTTCCGAAGGACCCGTTGATGTTGGCAGCCATGTCGTTGAGAATTTTACCGACGTGGTTGGTGCCGATATTGATCGGGAACTGTCCGGTGCATCTTCTGTGCCTATGAGTTATAAGCATAAGTTGGCTCTAGATGACTTCTTTTCTAGACCAATTTCTATAGCCGATTTTGAGGAGAAAGTTGGCGGGACGTTTTCAGATAGGCTTGATGTGTGGCATCTTTATTCCGCTGCTCCATCTGTTCGCGCGAAATTGCGAAATTATTCTTTTTTAAAGGCTAATTTGATGGTGATGATCAATATATCTGGAACGCCCTTCCATTACGGAAAGGCTCTTGTCTCCTATCAACCCTATCCTGATGCAAATGATTGTATTTCTGGGTTGACTGGAGCTGCCGCTTTGAGACCACAGCTTTTGACTTATTTGTCACAAGCTCCTGGGGCGGTAACTATTGACTATAATGGCAATAGACCTGTTTTAGTGAAATGTCCGTTTATTTCAGTAAAACCAATGCATAGGCTGTATAATACTGCTAATACTGTTATTTCTGCAGCCACTCCTTTTGTTGATTTGGGTTATGCTGGATCGATTTATTTCTATTCCATCAATGCTGTTGCGGCTGCCACCGCTACACCAAGTTCAATTGGAGTTCATGTATATGCATGGTTGGAGGACATTGAGTTAGGGCCTCCAACGGGTACTCAAATTGAGATTACGACTGAATCCGGTGATGAGAGAAAGTCTGGTCCTGTAGAAAGGATTTCATCGGCATTAGTCAAAGTCTCAGATGCGTTGGGCGTTATTCCGCAAATAGCGCCTTTTGCTCGAGCAAGTTCCATGTTTTTTGGTGGTTTAAACCATTTGGCGGCAGTTTTTGGTTGGTCTCGTCCGTTAGTTGAGGACAAGGCTAATTTTGTAAAAAATAGACCATTCACTAATGCTGCTTTTGGAATAACTTCTGATACTAGTGAGAAAGTTTCACTCGATCCCATGCAAGAGTTAACCGTCGATCCCCGTGTATGTGGGGTTGTCGATGATGAGCTTAATATTAACTATATGTGTGGTATTCAGAGTTATTTGACTACTTTTTCGTGGACCGACACAGATGCTGTGGGTACCCCGATTTGGGCATGCATAGTGCATCCCCAGCTGGAGTCCTACAATCTAGCTACTACGCCTGATATTTATCAGCCTACAGCTATGTCGTTTGCGGTTACACCTTTTGCTTTTTGGCGCGGAACTATTAAGTTTAGACTGGAGATAGTTTGTTCAAAATTTCATAGGGGTAAATTTTTGATTAGGTATGAACCTAATCTTGAGCAGTATGCTTTAATCGAGTTGGACTCGACGCTTAATAAGCAATACACAAAAGTTATTGATATTCAAGAGACTCAAGATGTTGAATTTTGTGTAAAATACGCTCAGCCTTATTCGTGGTGTACCACAATAAAGGCCCCCTTGACTTCGCAGTTATATGGATCGGCGATTAGTATTACTAATTTGGGTCAGACTATTACAAATGGTTTTATCTCAATTCGCCCTTTCACTACACTGCAGTCTCCAGATCTCTCTGATATTAGTGTAAACGTGTATGTTTCTGGGGAAGATATGCAAGTTAATTTTTTGACTGGCAGTAAATTTCCTGGTAAACGCATTTTTATCACAGAGAGTTCCAGCGGTATATCACCAGAGGTAGGATACACGTGTTTTGATTTAAACGAGGTGTCCGATACTGGTGATGGCTGTACTGAATTATGTTTTGGTGAGCAACCGCTCTCCTTCCGAACGTGCTTGAAGAGGTACTTTGCTTTAGAGCAGAGTGTTTATACTTTAGGAGCTACAGCACATAAGGATCTGTCCTGGGACAGAGACGTGATTCCACGGCCCGTGCCTGATTTTAATACTACGGCTTCCACTTCCATAACATTGTTATCCTATTTGCAATTTGCATTTTTAGGTATCAAGGGAGGGATGCGCTATCGGTATCACATTTGGGTTCAGGGGAAACCTCAGGAGGCTGGACAGCCGATTATTATCGCTTTCAAGTCCCCAACTAGCTCAAATGTTTCGACTTTTACACCTGCAACGCATACAACTCCTACGGAAATTAACGTTGGAGGCGGTGCGATCTTTGATCCGCATACAAATGCGGGCGTAGAAGTCGAATTGCCTTTTTATTCTGCCAATCTGTTCCATTTTGCTTTTAGCAAAAATTGGGATGGGATATTTGGTAGTTCAAATGGCATATTATTGAATACATGGTTAAGACAGTACATGATTTCAATAAATAATGATGCGGTTTCGACAGACGTTGTTTTGTCGAGTGAGCAGTCAGTTGCTGAAGATTTTCAGTTGCTCAGATTCAATGGCGCACCATTTTATACTGTATAGTTGCATTCGCAACAAGCGGGAAGACGCTTTATAAAATATATGGACCTCGGTTCATCTTCAGGTTTGATATTTTAGAGGTCCATGTGACTTCTTTTCCA